ATCATGGCGCGGCCATGGGTATGGTTTAGGTGATGCGATTTAGTACACAAAAAGGCATTGCCTGCATCTTTTCTGCATCACGTTATAGCAGGGCGGGCGAAAGAATATTGCGCGCACAGGCGAATAACCTAATATTATTACGCAGACTGTCGGCCAGGCGACACATTGTTGCGCTGCAGAGTAATATAATTACAATATGGGAAAAACACAGTAAAATCAACGGTTTACGCGTGTGAGCTTGACGGGTACGCATGAGCCACCACCCCCCTACCAGTTACATGTACATGACTCCGACACAAAATTGGGAAATTGAACTCGTATACCAGTGGCGGCGGGTGCACCGTGGCGGCCCCCTAAGGTGGTTTTTAGGCAAAATAAAAGCTAGCAAGGGTTTTACGCCTTAAACTAGCTGAATGGATTCCGTAATTTTCTTATTCTTCTGGTTGGTTCTTGTATTTCCTTGGTAGTTTTTTCTTTTTGTTTGGTATTACTGTATATTTCTTTTTCCATGCTTCTTTTGCTACTGGATTTATCACTTGAATTGTTGTAATCTTTTTTATCATTTCTTTCTACCTCCACATAATCAAAGCTATACACTGGAGATTTGTATTTTTTATGTCTACTTATCTTAAATCTAGAAAAATCATAATACTTTTTTTTATTTCTTTTCATATTTTGCTAATCTTAGGTTGTTCCTTTAAAAGAAAAAAGGGGAAAAAAGAAAAGGGAAGACAAACTATAGGCTTTTTAGACCCCCCTGTCAACCCCTAAAAAATACAATTAGCATAACTTTTCTACATATGCCTAAAAAAATAGAAAAATATACCAATATCTAAAGCATGTACTGGTAACGTTAAGGAAGTCAATAATATTATCTTCACAAATGCAACTAATTATGTTACAATATGTATAATTGTAGATTTATCCAGTGTTGAGGATGTTAAAAAACGTTGGTTGCTGAGATTAATTTACTGTTCAAAGACCTGATGCTGTACTTATTCCTGCGGGGTTCGCTATAGCCACTCTAAGGCATCATATGGACGGAGTCTTGACAACGTTGGGTTCCGTCCATCTTTTTTATAACTCTTAGAAAAAGGCTAAGTTCATGTTTACAGCATTTATAATGATTTGTTCTATCTCCTTTGCAGATGGTTGCATGGAACTAGAAGACGATAGAGGACCATATGAAGTCCGTTCCGTATGTAAAGAGCGTGTAGATGAGATGGTGCACAGCATGCTACCCGTTATTCCACCGGATTCGGAAATAAAATGGAGATGCCAGCACAATCCTATTAAAAACCCCGGAGTAAATACCTAATGGCAGCAACCCCAAAGAATAAAGCTTTGTACTCACGTGTCAAGTCGGAAGCAAAAAAGAAATTCAAGGTGTACCCATCAGCTTATGCTAACGCATGGCTTGTTAAGACGTACAAGAAGCGTGGTGGAACCTATAAGTAATGGCTAAACCTAAAGGTGGACTTACAAAGTGGTTTAAAGAGGATTGGCGGGACGTAAAAACAGGCAAAAAATGTGGTCGTTCCGGTTCTGAAAAGAAGAAACGCCCTTATCCAGCTTGTAGGCCCGCTAAAGTTGCCAGCCGTATAACTAAGAAGGAAGCTGCTAAGAAAACCGGCCCATCTAAGGTTAAATGGTCTGTAACAGCTTCTGGTAGGAAGCGAAGTACCACAAAAAGGAAGAAATCTCGTGCCACCGCCTAGAGATAAACCAATACCAAAGACCACTAAAGGTAAGAGTGCCAACTACCGCCCCACTAAATCGGGCGCTGGTATGACTGCTAAGGGTGTGGCTGCGCATAGACGCGCTAATCCTGGTAGTAAACTAAAAACAGCCGTAACAGGCAAGGTTAAAAAGGGCAGTAAAGATGCAAAGCGGCGTAAATCGTTTTGTGCTCGGTCTGCTGGACAGATGAAGAAGTTCCCTAAAGCTGCAAAAGACCCAAATAGTCGTTTGCGTCAAGCACGGAAGAGGTGGAAGTGTTAAACTTACTAATCGGACCAATTGCAGAAATTGCTGGCACATGGATGTCAGGACAGGTTGAACAAACCAAAGCCAAAGCACAGACTAAAGTAGCACGTGCGCAAGCTGAAGCCGTAGTTATGCAAAAGAAAGCTACCGGTGAGATTGACTGGGACTTGGAAATGGCCAAAGGGTCTTCTAACTCTTGGAAAGATGAATGGCTTACAGTTTTATTTAGTATACCCCTAGTTATGGCCTTCGTGCCTGGAATGGAAGAAATAGTTGCCAACGGATTTCAACAATTGGAGCAAATGCCTGAATGGTACCAGTACAGCTTGGGCGTTATTGTTGCTGCAAGCTTTGGAGTCAGAAGCGCGACGAAGTTCTTCGGTAAAAAATGATTACAGTAGAAGCATTTCTAAAATGGAAGATACTTCCTAGATTTATGATGTTAGCCAGCACAGTAATGTCTTGGCGATGTGCAGAATGGTTTATGGATTTGTCCGACCCCACTGGAGCACAGTCAGCTTTCGTCAGTGTTGTGATGGGCGTAATGACGGGTGTCTTTGGAATTTGGATGGGACATGAACATAAGGGGGATAACATAGTTGAAAGTCGTGCCCCTAGAAAAAAATAAAAGCCCATGCAAGGGAATTTGCGTATTAGATAAAGAGCGCATCAGATGTATTGGCTGTGGCCGAACTATGGATGAGATTATTAACTGGGGTAAAGCTAAATGAAGTACGATAGAGCACATTACATTGAAAAGCTGATAAAGCACGAAGGCATTGTACTGAACGTATATAAGGATTCCCTAGGAATTGATACTATTGGTATCGGCAGGAACTTGGAAGACCGTGGCATTACTAAGGAAGAGCTAGACGATTTAGATATTCCTAACATGGACCACATATATGAATATGGCATAACTGAGACTGATGCAGTTTATTTAGCCACCAATGATATTGAGATTGTTGAAGAAGAGCTATGCCGAGCCCATAGCTGCATAGAAGACTTAGATGCTGTACGACAGCTAGTCGTAATGGACATGGCTTTTAACATGGGTGTGCCCCGTCTTTGCAAATTTAAGAAGATGTGGGCGGCTATTCATGACGGTGATTACAATACCGCAGCTATAGAAATGCTGGATTCACGTTGGGCTACACAAGTTGGCACACGTGCGATTAAGTTATCCAAAGCTATGGAAGAGGGCAAATTTTCAAATGACTAATAAAAATAACGGCTATTCTGGGGTGGATATGTCCGTAATCTCCACTAAACGTGAAGAGGCACCAGAAAATACATCTAGTGATTTGCCAAAACCTTATCCAGCTAATGCCCCTCCAAGAATGCATAAGGAATACTATGAAAAATACGTAGCCCCTAAGATTACAGGGAGCAAGGCTATTGATGCCACTCTTTTTAAATTTGCTAAACGTGCTGAGGCTGCTGGTGCTAAGTTACCAAAAATGTTACAAGGAAAAACGTTTCAAGAATACCTAGAATCACAGGGTATGAAAACAACAGCTAAAAAACGTGGCGGAACAAACCTTCGTAATCGAAAGCCTACACCATCTATTATGGAATTGCCCACTGTTGGCAAGAGGAATTAATCATGACTAAAACAAAAGAACAACAAATAAAAGAAAATTTCTTTGATGGAAAAGCTTCAGATACTATGTCTTTAGGCGAATACATTAAAAGCGGTAGAGCTGAACGCGAATTACAGAATAAAAAGGGAGTTACCAAGATGAAGAAAGATAAAAAGAAAACTGCTATGGTTCCGGGCGGCACTTCGGGTGGAAAAATACATATGTATGCTGCAGGTGGTGTCGTTAAAGACAACCCCGGTTTGGAAGCGTTAAAAATTGCAAGTCCAGAAGCATATAATAAAATAAAGCAGGGCTGATGCATCCTATAGAAGCTGATATACGGAAGTGGTCACATGAATTTCTTGAAGTACCTAATGAGAAACTTAATGGACTACCACCGTGCCCCTACGCAAAACAGGCGTGGCTAGACAACAAAGTTGTATTCAGTATAAATACAGGGCTTGATGGACTAGCTAAAGATGTTGCAGATTTTTATGAACACGATTATGATATAGTTGTGTGGGCAAATGAAGAGATGCCCGACGTAGAATACCTAGATGGTTGGTGTGATGGCGTAAACGAAGCCCTATCAATTGCGGGTAAAGATATGCACCTAATGGTGTTTCATCCAGACTACGATGCTGAAAAAGCAGGTTTGGATTTTTTGATTGACGACAATGTAGTAGACTCTAGCCTTGACTATTGCATGGTATTTGTACAAAGGCTATCTACCCTAGACGACGCAGCACTGAGTCTGGAGAAATCTGGGTATTATAAACACTTCCCTACGGATGTGTATGAATCACTAGTAATAGAGAGAAGGAAATTACGTGATGAAGGGCAAAACTAAAATGGCCAAGAAAATGATGCGTGGCGGCGTGGCTAAAAAGAAAATGGCTGGCGGCGGCATGGCTAAAATGGCAAAGAAGATGATGCGCGGTGGCGTAGCTAAAAAGATGATGCGTGGTGGTACGGTAAAAAAGAAATGAGGAAAAAACTTGTTTATTATTTTGCAGTGGCATTACTTAATATTGGTAAGCCTTTTACCTATATAGGTAACTGGTTTTGGAAAAAACATAGAGATTTACTAGATTGGATTAAGTAATGCCACCACGTAACCACAAAGATTGGACTAAAACNCCTAAAGTAGAACACATTAGTTCTTCAATATACTCCAGTCACGACATNTACAAGCAGGAACAAGAAAACATTTTCTCTAAGGTGTGGGTTCCNTGCTTTCATAAAAGCGAACTTCCTAATGCCGGCAACTTNAGAACCGGTCAAATAGCAGGGCAGAATATCCTTGCTTATAATACCGGAACGGAAATTAAAGCTTATCGTAACTACACCGTAATGGAACCCTCTGGTACCTTTGCAGCTCCTGTAGTTACATCTGAGCCTAAATTGTATTGCGAGGTGAAGCATGGTGGTATGATTTGGATTACTTTAGACCCCAACCCTACCATGTCAGTGGAGGAATGGACCTGCGGTGCATTCGACTGTATTGCTGATGCCATAGACACTGAAGAGATGGAAGTCTTTCACTACCACAAAGCCGTAATAAATACTAACTACAAGCTGTGGCATGATACCAACAGCGAGTTCTACCACGATTTCATGCATTATTTTAATCGTGTGTCAGGATTTAATGACGAGTATTTCGCTAGAAAGAATATTCCTTTCGATAATGGTCACGTTAACGTCAGTAGCTTCACTGTTAACTATGAAGAGTATGACGGGTTCGAAGATAGGGGGGAGTTATCTTTTCCCAATCTGCCACCAAACCAGTGGTACATGGTGGACTTATTCCCCGGCTATAACTTTAACCTACGTGGCAGTGCCTATCGTAGTGACAGTGTAACACCACTAGGACCAAACAAAGTACTGATTGAGTTCCGTGGATACGGTTTAATGAAAGATACCCCAGAAGAAAGACAGACACGTATTAAGCATCACAACTCTATCTGGGGGCCATTCGGTAGAAACTTACACGAAGACTTGATTGGTGTAGCTGGACAGGGTACAACAATGCGTGAAGGTACAGAGCCTNGNAACATTCTACATGGAAGACATGAGAATAGAACAATACATGATGAAGTAGGGATGAGACACTACTATGCAGAATGGAGTAAGTGGATGGGTGTTGAAGCAAGCAGCCCAACAGGTTTGGCAGCGTAGCATGGAAGAGAAAGAAAACAAGAAACCTATATCCATAGGCATTAATGAAAATAGCTTTGAACTTATACTAAGAATATTAGGCAATGAGTTTATTGCTATTCGTATAGGCTCAACAAACTTTAGCGGTAAACTAATAGCAGGTAGCATTCTTCTACTGTTCTTTACCTTTATGCTGCTAGAGGTATTTGGATTATCTAGGATGCTAGGCATTGAGTAATGATTGTGTTTGTGTTATACGTGTACTTAGGTGCAAATATA